CGGGGAGACCGGTCCCCTGCGAGGTACTTACCTCCGGAAAGACCTTAGTCTTCCCGACCCCCCCTCCATCCTGTCTTACAGGAGACGAATGTAGCGCTGTGAAAGCGCCACATCGCCGGGAATGTAACCCCTGTCAGAAACTGCACAGATACCGCGGGTAAAATCCCACATATCAGCAGTGTTGGCGAAGACGTTACCACGTCTTTTAGTACGGAGCTCATAAAGCCCGTAAGCCTTCACTACGCAGTATTGACAGCCACTTCGACGAACGCGTATACCTTTAGACTCGTTCATATGAACCAGATCTGAAAGTGTCGCGTGCTCATCAATTATGGAAAGCTGAACGTTTCTGAGGTTACCCTCTGAAACGAAATAGCTTCCAACAGTGGGTAGTCGAGCGCCTAATCGTGCCTCAATAATTCTAAAGAGGCGTGTACTTGCATGGTTATAACCATTCTTCTTAAGAAGATTGGCGCAAGCACACATAGACACTAGACCAGGTCCAGTGAGAGACGTCGTCCTCAAATAAGCGGGAGTCACGTCAACGCCGTGATATGCATGCATACCACAGCTTTCACGAAAACTACCCTTTGAGAATGACTTGGAGGTATTGACCCGTAGGCCAACACCTTCAAGGAGTGATGACGCAGGTCCTGCGTATCGAGTCGGCAAAATAATGTCGTCTCCATACGCAAACACATTGGACCGCGCTTCGTGCATGGCAATCCCGTCGCTTCGCATAAGCGAAACAAGGAGAGCCCAGTAGACAAGGCTCTGTACTGGAAAAGTGGTAGCATTACCCATGCTACCATACTTCTTCAGTTCGAGAACATGTCCATCAGGCAATACCGTTCTTTCAGAACGGCACCCTGCGAGCTTCGCAAACCACTCTTTCGGAAAGAGTCGTTCAACCATATGCATGGATAAACGATCACTTGCGGAAGACAAGTCAATGGTACAATAGTACCCATGAAGACTTGATTCGCGAGCGAGGTTAGCGTTAACATCCTGCCGGCGTACGTCGGCTCCACAGAAAGGTGAAACCTGACATGCATATGCAATCTGACGACCAAGACTCTGTTGCAGATACTGCAGAAGAGCTGGTTCTGCGCAAATTGCTCGGCACTTGCGCCATGTTTTTGGCACAGTACACCATCGGGAAGCTCTTGGGTCACTCAGTGACCCGTTACAGAGCTGCTCTACGCCGAGAGCCTGTCTCAGAACTTGATACTGAGACAGACAGTCAAATAACGAATGATCAAAACCAATTGGTTCTGTCCATCCGTATTTCTGACCTGGGTCTAACCGACCCTCTGCCACGGAACCCGGACCATGACGACCAGCAAAGATTCTATCTTCACCTCCGCGCAAAACTTCAGCAATTAGCTGTTGCGCAAGATGAAGAACTGAAGAATCTATTGAAGGAGTAGTCATGTCATCCTCTATCCTTAGATAAGAGGAGCGTGCATCACTGACCATCCCAGGCGTTACATCTCCTGCACCGTACTTGGTGAGGAGACTAAACACTTGGTATAACCCAGCGTATGCACCGGCATCCGGGTACGCAAGTTCTCTCCCCGCTTCATCGAAGATAAGACGGAACATGCCATTGAATAGGTTCTTAAAAGAACCATTTTCGCGTGCATTTAGGATTTCCAAAGGTTGGAAAACCTTGTTGCGTCCTTCGACAGAGAGGAGTAACTGGGTAAGACCTTCTTCCAAAACGGTAAGTAACTTAATGTCACTTAACGATGAGAGGAAGGCCTTATCACCAGCCATTGAGAGCTTGTGCTGCTCACCAACGTCCGTCAAGAGGTCATTCAAAACCTCACGCATAATGTACTCCTTAGAGCATAGTATGCGCCGCAAACACAGGATGGGTAATTTACATTACCCGCGTCCCGGACACGTCATCAATCTCCGGATCTGTATTCGTGAGATCGACAAGCACGAGTCTCGCATCTTTAATGTGAGCTCGAGCAGTGGTCACAGCACCGGCAAGAGTGTCGGTGAGTGACACGGTACATGAAAAGGTCATCGGTTCAACCTCTGTCGCAATAGTTCTCGTAGAGAACTTAAAGTTCCAGCGGCCACCTGAGATCTTAGATGTACCAGTTCCCTTGGTATAGTTTTGTCTCTTCAGTTCGAAGAACTCCTCTATACCGGACGCGCGAGCGGTGTCGTTTACGTACTTAGCGTAATCGTCACCAATCTTTGTCCTGTTCCACGTTTGGTTAACAAGCGCGGCGTTTGCGATGATATACTGTGTTGCCCAAGCCATTGTCTAGTCTCCTCTATGTCATCAGCCTATCGGCTGGGATCGCGGAAGGGGCATATGTAGATAAACTACTGCCCAGATATTCTCTTCCACGGTGCGCGGCCGAATGTTCGCGTATTTCGCGCGAACATCCGTTTCCACGTAGTCATTAACCTACCAGATAGTCTAAACTGCGACTCCGCAAGGGCCGCAAGTATGACTTGTTGATCTGTGGTTAGTGACTGGTTAACGGAGAACAAATCTGCTTCACGTAGAATCAGATTGTCACGCTGGTACCATCGAATGAGGTACGACCCTACTTGGTACTTAAGAGTGTTAAAGTTGTCAACCGAGTATTCAACTTCTATCGAATACATCAGTTTCTTCTTAACACTGGCGCATCCTCCATCTATCCCAAGATGTCCTGTGGCGCATTGTTTTTCAAATGCGTTAAAGAAATCTTTGGAATCAATGAAGAAGTCGACCAACCAGCTAAGCTTTGTGGCATTCCACAAAATCTTTGGCGAGTTATTAAGACCAAGCTGATCGGCACAGGCATCCCACATGTTCAATGTG